AAGTCCCGTTGGCGCCCCGTGACGTGCACCGTAAGCCGATTTGCATAGACCGAAGCCGTATTTCCCACGTGGTCGAGCCTCATATTTCCTGACTACGATCGTCAGATTGTGGACACCGGTCTGTATAAAGCAGACCCGAATTGTTTGCAACCCCCCGAATTTCCCCGGATTTTCTTCCCATGGACGATGCGCTACCGCCCGCCATGGCACCCGAGCCGGGGTCTTACGACCATGTTGACCCGGACGCCGAGCGCCAGAGGAAAGCCGAAGCCTCCCTCCGGGAGCAGCGGCTCCGGGAAGTAGAGGCTTCGATCCTGAGTACTCCGACTGGCCGGGAATGGCTCTGGGGCGTGCTCAACACATTTGGGGCATTGGAAGCCAAGATCGCCGTGACTGGGTCGGAATATGAGAATGGATACTGGAACGGGCACCGCGATGCGGGGCTACGCCTACTCCAGACATTTATTCGGCATAGCCCAGCGGATTTTTCAAGAATGTTCGCTGAAAATCAGGACCGCGCATGAGCGAGTCCGTCACCCAACCCCTCCCCACACCGGGTGCCGCTGAGCCGGGACCAACGCCCGGCACTCAGGCGCCGGCCGTGGCGGAAGCTGCGCCGGCGCCCCTTTCATCTGAGGCCGCGCCCGCCGCTGAAACTGTTGTCGAGCAGGCACCGGCCGAAACCGTTGTTGAACCGCCGACCAGCATTCTGAGCGAGGCGACTTCGACGGAGCCGCTGGTTCCCGAGGAACCAGCTAAGACCGAAGAAGTTAAGGCTGAAGAGCCGAAGGCCGAAGAAGCGAAGACAGAAGACGTTAAAGAAGCCGTCAAAGAGCCGCTTCCCACACCTGTCTACGACGCATTCACTTTGCCGGAAGGCGTGACGCTCACAGACGATAAGGTGTCGGCGTTCACTGGTCTGCTCGGCGAAGCGGAGCAAAAGATTCACGCCGATCCGGCGCAAATGCACGCCGCGATGCAGGAATTCGGGCAGAAGGCCGTCGATCTCTATATCGCGGAAGTAAAAGAAGCGACCGAGCGTTCCGCCCGTTTCCAGCGCGAAACATGGGACCGCACGATTGGCGAGTGGCAGCAGAAGTTTCGCGACGATCCGGAGATCGGCAAGAATCGCCAGGACACGACGCTGCAACGCATTGGCAGTCTGTTGAATCTGTACGGCCAGCAAATGGGTGTGGAACGTGAGACCGCGGTTCGTGACGCCTACGCGCTGACCGGCGCCGGAAATCATCCAGAAGTTCTGCGGTGGGCGAACTGGATGGCAAGCCGTTTGACTGAAACGCCGCGCATCGTGACGCCCATGATGCCGAAGTCCCCAACGCGGGCCAATCTCACGCCCGCGCAACGCCTTTACTCGAAAACGTCAGGAGCCGCCTAAATGGCCTTTCTTAGCTTGATGGACGCCGCACGCCGCATGGACCCGGAAGGGGAAATCGACACGATCGCGGAACTTTTGTCCCAGACCAACGAGTTCTTTCGTGACATGACCTGGTCGGAGTCAAACCTTGACACCGGTCACAAGTCCACGGTTCGTACCGGTCTGCCGCAGGGCACGTGGCGCGTCGCCTACGCTGGTGTGCCGTACGCCCGTTCGACCACCGCGCAGGTGGTTGACGGCCTGGGCTTCCTCGCCGCTTACAGTCAGATCGACAAACGCGTCGCTGAACTCGGCGGTAAGATCGCCCAGATTCGCATGACGGAAGACTCGGCGTTCCTGGAAGGCATGAGCCAGCAGATGGCGACGACCTTCTTCTACGGCAACTCCGGAACGAACCCTTCGCAGTTCACGGGTTTCGCGCCGCGCTACAATACGACGAACTCCGCCGTGGCGGCCAACGCACAGAACTGTCTGAGCGCCGGCGGCACCGGGTCGAGCAACGCATCGCTGTGGTTGGTCGGCTGGGGTGACATGACGAACTTCGGTATTTATCCGAAGGGTACCAAGGCTGGTCTCGTGTTCGAAGATCGCGGCGACATCGTCCCTGGCTATGACGCGGCGAACAACCCGTTCCCGGCGTACACGTCTTACTTTGAGTGGAACGCGGGCCTGGTGACGAAGGATTGGCGCTACAACGTCCGCATCTGCGACATCGACACCACGACTGACAGCGCGGGTCTGTTCGGCACCACGCCGCCTGACCTCTTCTTGCTGATGTCGAAGGCCGTCGTGCGCTTCCCGACGTTGACGAAGCGTGCATCGGCGATCACCGAGACTGATGCGCCGGACGAACCCGCGCCGGGCATCAACCCCGCCTTCTACTGCAATCGTACTGTGCGCGAGTCGCTTGACATACAGGCGATTCGTGACAAAAACGTATTGTTAAAGCCTACGGAATACGCAGGCGAGCCGGTCACAGAGTTCAGGGGCGTGCCCATACGCGTTAATGATTGCTTACTCGTAACGGAAGGGACTATTTAAGTCTATGGTTCGCACGTTTTCTTCACCAGTGAGCGGATTTGCCTGGACTCCGGAAATATTCCCCGGTATCCTGGCTTCGGCTATGCTGATGGAGATAGGCGAAATGGCGTGGGACGAAGAGGACAGAATTAAATACGCTCAGACATGGGCTGATAAATCAGATGCGCAGCGAGCAAAAATTCTCGCTGCGCAGCGTGAAAAGGCCGCCGCTAAAGCAGTCGCGGAGGGACGCGAACCTGGAAAGGTTGGACGACCAGCACGTCTTACGCCGGAAGAAAAAGAAGCAAGTCGGATTAAACAAAATAAGCGTCGTTCATTACGAACGCGGGAACGTATTAGGGCGGCGCGAGCAGCGAAAGCTGTTTTGGAGGGGCGCGAACCGGGTAAGGTCGGCGGCCCGCGTCGTCTCACTGATGAAGAACGTATTGTGAATCGCAGAGATAATTATGCACGGTGGCGCACTACTAATTTAGAAGAAGTACGTGCACGTGATGCTGAGTTGCACAGGATAAAAACTGCTGCTCGCGCCCTCGCAGAGGGTCGAGTGCCGGGTGTGATTGGTCATCTGGCGACATTCACGGAAGCAGAACTGATCGACTATTTGGATAGGTGGCCAGATCGTAACAGCGTTTTCCACGCCCGCATTAAGTCGCAAAACTCCCGTGCCAAACGCCTCAACGTGCCCGGTGAATTAACGCTGGTAGACATTTACGCCGCGGTGGCGGAACAGGCGGGTATTTGCGCTTTCTGTGCAAATCCGTTTGGCGATGAAGTGCCTGAGATTGACCACTGGATTCCGATGGCGCGCGGAGGCCATAACACCGCGGACAACGTGAAGTTGCTCCACGTTAAATGCAACCGCACAAAGGGTGCGAAGCTGCCTGAAGAAATCGGATTGGTCGCACCCGCGCCCTCCAAAGGAGACTGAAATGGCTTTGTTCGATTCGACCCTGATGCTGTACCACGTCGGGAATTCCTTCAACTTCACCGCTGGTGAGTTCTTCAACCTGGCCACCACGACGGCGTCCAGCGCCTCATCGGTGATCAACCTCGGCAACGCCCGCGACCTTGGTATTGGTCCCGGCGCGGAAGTGCCGAAGGTCGTGGTCGTGGTGGGCACCGCCGTGACGACCGGCGCTTCGGCGAGCCAGCAGGTGAACCTTCAGTTCCAGGGTTCGACGGACTCCGTGAACTGGACGACCTACATGGAAACCGGTTACGCGGCCACCGCGAGCTGGGCGGCAGGTTCCGCTTATCGCTTCGACGTTCCGCGCCGGCCGCCTGGAGCCGCATTGCCGCTCTACTACCGTCTGGACTTCCTCACGCAGGGCCTCGGCACGGCGTCCGCCACCGCGATCAGCACGGGTACACTTCTGTCCGGCATCGTCCTTGAATGGGCGGAAAGCGCTGGCACCCTCGATCAATACCAAAGTGGATTCTCAGTATCGTAACCTACTGGACAGTAGAACAGGAACTGAATGCTTATGTCAGACTCCAACAACCAGAACGACGTGCTGCGCCTCCACGATCCGGAGGCGCTCCAGCGCGAAAACACCTCTCTCCGCGAGAGGCTTGCCCGTCTGGAGCAGCAGAATGTCATCGAGGGCCGCTTCGTCGGCGAAGCACCGCGCTACCTGGTGAACGACCCTGGTGTGGTGCTCGACGATACGTTGTGGCCGGGTGGTACGACCATTGACTATATCGGCGTGCCGAATATGTCGATGGTGCCGCTCAACGATCCCGCGAAGCGTGCGATGGAAGATCTTATCGCACGTCTCGAAAATGGTGCACGCAAGGTAGCGGCCCGCAATGGCCGTGAGTTCCTCGGTCTGCACAACCTTGGTGATCGCAATCAACTTCTCGATCTCGCGATGGCCGATGCGAAGAACCAGGCTGATTCCGCGCCGATTATCCGCACGCCAGAACCAACGCAGGGCGTCCCCGCCATGCCGCATCTGGTGCAGGATGTCGTTAAGCGTGGCCGCGGCCGTCCGCCGAAGGTGGTGGCATCTCAGCCGGCTCAATCAGCGCGTCCCGCGACGAACGCCGACCTGGGGGCGCCGATGCTGGCCGCCGCGCCGCATGAGCGGGCGATCGTCGGGCGCGTGGTGCAGTAAGGAGCGCGTGCTATCCCACCAGTTTCGCAAGCGCAACGAAGGCTAATGTATGCCGCCGCGGCCAAGCCCGGCGGTGTCGGCGGTGTGCCGCAGGACGTGGCGAAAGAGTTCACATCCGCGGACGAGCCCGGCAAACTGCCGGAGAAGAAATCGAACGCGCGCTCCGAGCGGATGTATAAGTCGAAGAAGGTCATGAAACATGGCTGAGCGTAAGAAGAAGTGGATTAAAGGCGCGGTTTCAAACGCCCACGGCCAGTTCAAGGCGAAGGCTGAGGCCGCGGGCAAGACCACGCGCGAGTTCGCTGAAGAGAAGAAAGACGCGCCCGGCAAACTTGGCAAGGAAGCACGCCTCGCCACGACACTGATGGGTATGCATCACGGTAAGGCGGAGAAGATGTACCGTCCGAAAGAAGTCAGGAAAGGCTAAGCACATGGCCGAGGAAAAGAAAGAAGAGAAGAAAAAGTCGTCTGAGAAACTCTACGGCAAGGGTCCGAAGATCGAACCCGCGCCGGAGAAAGGCGACACCGTGAAGTCTGAGGGCGGCGCTCCAAAAGAGGCCGCGAAAGAGGCTGAGAAGTCCGCTGGCGAGCCGAAGTCCGAAGCAACGCACTCTGAGGTCGGCAAGTCCGGCACCGAAGCGAAAGGTGATGTCATGGCCGGCACTGATGGTATTATGACGCACCACACGCAGAGCGGGGAGCGCACCTCTGTTCACAACCGTCATCAGATGGAAATGGAGCAGATGCACGGGCGTCACGAACACGAGCATATGATGCGTGTAATGGGTCACTCTAAGGAGTCCCATGAGGAAATGGGCAGGCGCCATCACCAGGAAATGAAGGACGCTCACAGTAGACACGAGAAAGAGCATCGTGATATGACTGCGCGCCATGCAGGTGCTGGCGGCGAGGAAACGCCGCACGCCGGCATGGAAGAGAAAGAAGTCGGTACAGAAGGTACTCAGAAATAACAGAGAGTGCCAGGAATTTACGAGTGGGCGCTGCGCAACTTAGGCTGGTAGAACCAAATCTTCTTTCGTGCAACGCATGCGGAGAGATGAAAGAGCCGTTTGCGTTCCACGAGGATAGCAGTAAAAGGGCGCGATCTCGCGGGCAGAAAGGCTACACCTGTAAAGACTGTTTGAACACCAGGCGTAGAACTTATGAAATTTTTGATGACGCGGCCCCGCAGATAGCTACTGTAAAACAAATTTGTTTGGCCTGCGGAATAGAAAAGTATCTCAATGAGTTTCATAAGACGCAGTACTACCCTACTGGTCGGGAAGTAAGGTGCAAGGCGTGTAAAAACTCTCAGCGTAATGCTAATCGAGGAACGAAGCGTAAGCCTCCCATAGAACCTACAGCACATGATTACAGACGCAGATATACTCGCGGAATAACGAGCGTAGCGTTTAAGGCGCTCTTTGATGCGCAAAATGGACTATGCGGAATTTGTAGGCAGCCTATGGATTTTTTGGCAAAAGAGACCTGTATCGATCATGACCACAAAACAGGTATGATCCGTGGCGTTCTGTGTCAAAAATGCAATCTTGGTCTGGGGCACATGAATGATGACATCGCCCTTATGAGAAACGCTATTGCGTATCTCGAAAAATATCAGGAGGTATGATGGCCGGACATTTCCACAAGTTTGTCTCGATGCGGAGGACGCCTGAAGAAAAGGTGGAGGAGGCAGTTGAGCGCGTCATGCCGGTGCCGATGGACATCCCCGATGTTCCGTACGGCCTTTGCATATCGTTGACGGAAACCGAACTCGAAAAGCTGGATCTCGACGAAGATTGCGAGTGCGGCGACACCATTCATCTGTTCGCACTTGCGCAGGTTACCTCGGTGTCGAAGCGAGACACTGGAAACGGCTCCGAGATTCGCGTGGAACTTTCGATTACAGACCTGGCGCTGGAATCGGAAGGAGAGGAAAACGAACCCGACTAATGGCCACCGCCCCCATCATCACGCGCGTTCCGCCAGAGGACCGGCAGAAGCTGACCACGCCGCTCGAAGACACATCGACCGCCGCGCTGCGCGCGATGGGCGCCAACCGCCTCATGCGGCCCGTGATGTCGCCAGAGACGGAAGCAGAACTGATCGCCGCGGGCTACGGGCGGCAAACGCTGGGCGGTTTTACGCTGACCGACGTTGGTATGGTGCGGGCGATGATGGAGAATGAACAGCAATGAAACGCGTACGTTTCCTGAAGCAGTCTTACGTGGACGCACACATCGTTGAAGCCGGCGACGAACTTGTCGTGCCGGACGATTTTCGTCTCGCGCCGCCCGCCGTGCTTGTCTCTGAGGACGCCGCGCCCGAAGCGCCGCCCGCCGCGGCGATGCGCCCCGGCATGTTCGCTCCGCTGGAGATGCACGCCCCCGAAGAGATCATCGCGCAGCCAACCACGGTGACGTTGCCGGACGGAGAAGTTCTCACCTGGGACGCCGCGCAGCGCATGTATGTTACGGTGAAGGCTGAAGAGCCTGCCGCACCACCTTCGCCCGAAGGGTAACGGAGGTGTCCGGTGACCACACCGACCAATGTATGTCAACTCGCCCTGTCCGAGGTGGGCAGCCGCTATACGATAACATCGGCCAACGGGTCTGACACGTCGCCCGCGGGGCAATTTGCTTTTCTGAACTACACTCCACGCGTGCAAGCTATCATGCGCGCGGTCAAATGGAACTGCCTGAGAGGCCAGGTCGTTCTGACTCTCTATAAAGCCGCGGTGATAAACGGCGTAACGACATCGAATCCGCCCATCCAGCCGTGGCTGTTCGAGTATCTGCTACCCCCCGATTGCCTGATGGCGCGGTTCTTATTGCCGACCATCCCCGCACAGCCTCAAGGTGTGCCGCTCACCACCGCGCCTAATTCACTCGCCCTCATACCGCCCGCGCCGACCGGCATTCCTTTTGTCGTGGCCACAGATTTCGACGCGCAGGGGAATCCGATCAAAGTTCTCTATACAAATCTGTGCGCGGCTTCTCTGGTCTACACGCGCGATTTGTCGCAGACGCCCGATGCGTGGGACGTTCTGCTGCTCAACTCCATCACCTCCTATCTCGGCTGCTATGCCATTAACGCTCTGGCGCGCAACGCCCAACAATACGCTCAGCAGGTAGCGCAGACCAAAGGTCTTTTGGATGAGGCGCGGGTAATCAACGGGGACGAATCGATATCGTCGGTAGACCGTAGCGCTGAGTGGATTACAGCGCGCATGACAAATGGCTTTGGAGGTTGGGGGCTTGGTCCGTATAGCGGTGCGGGCTATGGGGCTGGCGGCGGCTGGGGCGGTCTCGCTTTTCCTGATGGTAGCAGTGGCTTGCGCTACTAAGGGGGTGTAAAATTACAGTCCCTGTATTCCAACCAGCAGTCAGCGCCGGGGAGCTCAGCCCACAGCTATTTGGCAGAGTCGATCTCGCCAAGTACAAGTCAGGTTGTTCAACACTCAGGAATTTCTGGGCGTCGTATCGCGGCGGCGCATCCACGCGCGCTGGCACACGCTGGGTAGGTCAGTGCAAGCAAGGCAACCAAGGCACGGCACTCACTGTCCCCGTTCCGCGCATCATTCCTTTTCAATTCAGCGTTGAAAATGGCATCGTCATAGAGTGCGGCGAAAAGTACTTCCGCTTCGCCGCGGACGGCGCGTACATCACTGAGGCACCAACCACCATTACCAACATCACGAACGCCAACCCAGGCGTCGTGACTGATACAGGGCACGGTTACAGCAACGGCGACGAAGTGTTCCTCACCGGTTTCAGCGGTATGACTCAGATCAGTGGCCGCTCGTTCATCGTCTCCAACGCCTCCACCAACGACTTTACTCTGACGAACACGCTCACCGGCACGCAGATCGACACCACGCACTATCAGCCTTACGTCTCTGGCGGCACGGCGGCGCGCATCTACACCATAGCCACACCTTACGCCGCGTCCGATCTGCCGCTTCTGAAGTTTACGCAGTCGGCCGATACCATGACGCTGACGCATCCTTCGTACCCTCCATACGATCTCGCGCGCATCACGGAGAGCGACTGGCTCCTCACCAAAACCATGTTCGGGTCCGCCGTCGCCGCGCCGCCGTCTATTTCCATCGTGGAAGTCGATTCCGGAATCGACACGAAAAGTTTCTACTATCAGTTCGTCGCCACGGCGATCGACAGGGTCACGGGCGAAGAAAGCATTGCTTCTCCGGTGGGCACGACCACGTCAGTGGACATCGCCGTGGAAGCCGCGACGATCACCATCAGTTGCGGGACGGTCTCCACCGCTGGTTCCTACAACTTCTATTCCGCGCCTGTCACCTTCATGAATCCGCCCACGGCCGGGCAGTTGTTTGGCTATATCGGCACCGCGTTCGGGCCAGCGTTCACAGACACCAACGTTATTCCCGATTACGCCATCACGCCGCCGCTGCACAAGAATCCCTTCGCCACGTCATCGGTGCTCTCCGTCACCATGACCGATGTCGGATCTGGCTATAGCGCGACAGGCACGACGGCCTCTGTCGTCAGCCCGATCGGGCAGAACCCGCAACTTCTTCCGATTGTCATCGGTGGTCAGGTCGAGTGGATCGTCGTGCAGGATGGCGGCGCGGGGATGACGGGCGGCGAGTTTGTTAACATCATCGACGCCACGGGCGGCGGTTCCAGCGCGTCCGCGACCCTTAACATTGGCCCATCCACCGGCACGTTCCCCAGTTGCGTGGCGTATTTTCAACAGCGGCGCATCTACGCCAACACCAATAACGAACCGGACACCTATTTCGCTTCTCAGCCCGGCGCCTTCACCAACATGGACTCCAGTGTCCCGGTCTCCGACAGCGACGCCATTATCGGGTCGCCATGGAGCCAGCAGGTGAATGGCATTCAATGGATGCTAAATATGCCTGGCGGACTTGTGATTTTCACAGGGCTCGGCGCGTGGCAGTTGTCGGGTGCCGGCGGCGGCCTGGCTACGTCAACGGCTCTGACGCCATCCAATCAGGTGGCCAACCCGCAGGCATATAATGGCTGCTCTCCTCTCGTGCCGCCGATCGCCATCAACTACGACATCCTCTACGTGCAGGAGAAAGGTTCAATCGTTCGCGATCTGAGCTACAACTTCTTCGTCAACATCTACACGGGCACCGACATGACGGTGCTGTCGAACCATTTGTTCGACGGGCATACCATTCTGCAATGGGGGTGGGCCGAAGAGCCTAACAAGCTGCTCTGGCTGATCCGGGAGGACGGCATTCTGTTGTGCCTGACGTATCTGAAGGAACAGGATGTCTATGCCTGGTCGCGTCATGACACCAACGGTCTGTTTGTGTCGGTCGCCACGGTTTCAGAGCCCCCGGTCAACGCGCCCTACTTCATCGTACAGCGGTTGATTCAGAACGACGGTATCCCCGTCTGGGCGAATTACCTGGAGCGGATGGATAATCGCCAATGGGACGATCTGGAGCAATCATGGTGCGTGGACGCGGGCCTCTCTTATCCCCAGAACACACCAAACGCGATCCTGAACATCTCGTCTTCCGCGGGCATCCCGACACTTCAACAACCAACGTTGGTCTATGGTGGTGCGAATTACTCCGCCGCCACTTACGTCCGGATTGACGACCCAACCGGTCTCGGCGCGATAGGCACCGTAACCATCGCGGCGGGCGTCGTCACCGCCGCGTCGGTGTCAGGAAATCTGCTGGACTATACGGACCCGGTCTTCAATGTCATCGACCCCTCCGGTCTGGGCGGCGGCGCCGCGGTGAACATCGAGACGGTTTATGCCGCCACTCTGACCGCGTCCACGCCGGTATTCCTCAATGCCCCTGGCCAAGGCGAGGCGGGCGACATTGTGCGCATGGGCGACCGTTTGATCCGCGTGACGAATTTCGTGTCTGGTACCGTGCTGACAGGTGATGTGCTTCAGCAACACGAGAGTACGTTGCCGGACGACCCGCTGAACACGCCGATCCCCGCGCAGTCCGGTGACTGGACAATTACCGCGCCCATCACGACTGTCTACGGTCTTAACCACCTTGAAGGCATGCTCGTCTCCATTCTGGCGGACGGCATCGTGCAGCAGTCGCAGATCGTGGTGAACGGCACGGTGACGCTGCAACAACCGGCGACCGCGATCATCATCGGTCTGGGCTTCACCGCGCAGTTGCAGACCCTCTATCTGGACATGCCGGGCGCCGTTACCGTGCAGACGCGCCGTAAAGAGTTCGATCAGGTCATCGCGCGGATCGCGGACGCCGGTATGCCGTTCCAGGTCGGCTGCAACCAGCCAGATCAGTCTGTGTCCCCCAACATGGCCACGGTGCCGTGGACCAACATGAACAATGTCACGGGTCCGGTTGAAGGGTCGCGCTCACCCATTCAACCCTATGATTTCTCGTTTGGCGACTGGGTCGCGCCGGTCTCCGACCAGTTGGGCTTCTCGAATGGCCAGGTCGCCATTCAGCAGACACTGCCGCTGCCTTTGACGATCCTTAGTTTGGCTCCTTATGTCCGAATCCAGGACGATGTGGATGCTTGAGATCACACCATCCACTCCCGCGCACGTGCGTCTCATCAGCGTGAAGCTGCGCGCGGGAGATAAAGACGAGGTTGAGGCCGCGGGGCTGCGCCCCGGTCAGGCTGTGTGGCGCTCGTGGCGCGGCAGTCTGTTCAGTAAAGTGGCATTGGTCGATGGCGAACTCGCCGCGATCTGGGGCATGGGCGGAAGTCCCTTTGGGAAGGTCGGCGAGCCATGGCTCCTCACCACGCCCGCCGTGGAGCGGGTGAAGTTGGCGTTCGTGAAGACAGCACGCCGCGAAGTCGCGGATATGCTACTGCTGTGCCCGGCGCTTCAGGGCTATGTCGATGCTTCTTACACCAAAGCAGTGCGCCTGCTGGAGATGGTTGGCTTTAAGGTCGAGAATCCGCTACCATTCGGCAGGTATGGGGCGCCGTTCCGGCGCTACCGCATGGAGCGGCCACGTTGAGCGATCCGTTTATCATTTATGCGCTGCCAAGATCGCGCACGGCGTGGTTGTCCCGCTATTTAACTTACGCCGGATGGGTTTGCGGGCATGAAAAAGCCATCACCGTGCGCTCCATGCGGGACATCGTCGATTATTTTTCGCAGCCCGGCGTGGGTACCGCTGAGACCGCGGCGGCGCAAGGGTGGTGGTTATGGCATCATTATGTACCGAATTTGCGCGCCATTGTCGTGCGCCGCGCGGTGGACGACGTGATGCGGTCGATGTTAGCGGTCGATATCTCCCCAATGCGCTACGATATTGGTATATTGCGCCGTAATATGAATTACGGCGCGCGTATGCTGGACCAGATATCGGCGCAGGAAAACGTACTGACCTTGGACTACGAAGATCTGGACACCGAACGAGGCTGCAAAACCATATTCGAGCATTGCCTGATGCAGCCATTCGATCGCGGCTGGTGGCTTAAACTGCGCGAGCAAAATATCCAGGTAGATGTACGCTCGGTGCTGAACTACTACCACGCCAATCGCGACGCAGTCGAGAATACCAAACGTCTGTGTAAGTCAGAACTGCGGCGCCTGGCGCGCGACGGGTCTCTCCTGAGAACGGCGGCCTGAGATGCCCAGTGCAACCATACCGGCCACCGCCGCCGCCACTGGCGCGGCCCTTGCCGATGCGTCAGTTCTACCAACGATCGGAGCCGCGGCTGCCGCCACGACTGGTGCAGCCGCCGCGGCAGCCGCGCCTACCTTTCTCGGCCTTACCACCACGCAGTTGCTTGGCGCGTCGCTCGCCACTTCCCTGGTGGGGGGCACCATCGGCGCGCTGGGTGCGGCGGAGTCCGCCGCGGCGCAGGGGCAGAGTGCCGCGTATCAGGCCCAGGTCGCGGCGAACAACCAGTCGATCGCGAAGAATCAGGCGCAGCAGGCCGCCGCGGCTGGTGAAACGCAGCAAGAGCAGATAGGGCTTCAGACGCGCGCTCGCGTGGGAGCGATCGAAGCATCTCAGGCGGCGTCGAATATTGAGGTGAACCAAGGGTCCGCGGTCGATGTGCGATCTTCCGCGGCATCTCTCGGCGAATTGAACGCGTTGACCGTGCGCAGCAATACGGCGCAGCAGGTGTACGGCTACCAGACCGCGGCGACATCATTTAGCGGCCAGCAGTCTCTGGCTCAGGCGGAAGAAGCTCAGGCACCGGTCGAAGGAGGAATATCGGCGTTCGGCTCGCTACTATCAGGCGCGTCCGGCGCCACGCGAGCCTATGCTGGGTGGCAGCTTGCTTCTGGCACGCCCGGCACTGCTCCGTCAGCTCTCGCGTGATAGAAGCGTAATATGGCGCAAGAACCCTACGTCCCATACCCAACCGCGGAACCTACAGGTCCGGCGCGGCAGTATGAGAATATTTCGCCCAATCCCGCTGATTTCGGCGGTCTTATTGGGCAGGCCGCGCAAAAACTCGGCGGGGCGGTGGAGAATGCTGGCGCGGCGGCAGGCGATGTCGCCATGCACTACCAGCTACAACAAAACCAAATTGTCGCGAATGATGCTTTCAATAAATATCAGAACCAGCTTCTGAATCTGACACAAGGCGACCCAAACGACCGCAGTGGGCCGAACGGCACCCCAAAGCCTGGCTACCTCGCGCTTCAAGGACAAGCCGCGCTTACCGCGCAACCCGCCGTCGAAGCCGCGGTCGAACAGGCACGGCAAAGCATCGCCTCTGGTCTGAACCGGGCGCAGCAAATTCAGTTCGCGGAATCTTCGCGTCGTTTGCAGATGTACACGCTGGATTCAATCCGCTCGCATTTCATCCGGCAGCAAAACATTTATGGGCAGTCCGTTAATGTCGCGGGGCAGCAGACCGCGGAGCGCGCCATTGGTGCGAACGCCGGCGACATCACGCCGGAAGCAGAACAGAACTTCAATAACAATCGAGCGGATTGGCTGCTCCATGCTTATCAAGAGGTACAGTTACAGGGTAATGCTGGTGACCCTAAAATTGTCGCCAACGCCCTGGAGATGGCCAACCAGAAAGCGATTGTAGCGCGAGTGCAGGCGATTGAGGCGAAGGACCCGATCAATGGGGCGCAAAAAGCCGCGACATGGCTCGATACGGGTGTGCTCCCTGTCCTGCCTGGAATGCCCGGCGACCCGCAAAAACCTTCATTGGTTAAAGATCATCTCGAACCCAGCGTGCTCAATCAACTTGAGTCACATCTGAAGGGCGTTCAGGAGGGGCAGGATATTAACTCGTTTGTGAACGGCCCCGCGCCAGCGCCGCTCGCCGGGCCACGCGCCGCTAACCCCGAAGTCTCTGGCGCGATTGGCCCCGCGGCGGCGCGCATTGGTATGCCGGAGGATCAGGCCCGTACGATCGCCCAGATTGAGAGCGGCACAGGCGCTAACATGGGTGCGCGCAACAACCCTTATCAGTTGGGCGATGCGGAAAAGATCAGCGTGGGGATGCACCCAGGTGACAGTCTGACGGAACAGACCAACAAAGGTGTTGTATTTCTGAAGCAGGCGTACGACGTGGCTTCGCAGACAGTCGGCTATCCCGCACAGGGGTGGCAGACTTATGTGGTGCATCAGCAGGGCGTGAAGGGAGGCCCTGTGTTGTTGCAGGCCGACCCGAACGCCAACGCGGCGAATGCACTGGCCGCGGCCGGCGTCCCGCACGCGTTGGCCAACATCACCAGCAATGGCGGCACAGCCGACATGACGGTCGGCCAGTTCCTTCAGCATTGGCAGGACGTTTACGCGCGAAAGGCGCGCGAAGCAGGTGTGTCGGGCACGACAATGTCGTCCACCGATGCCATGGCCATGCTCCGTACCCGCGGCTTTAGCATCGCGCCGCCGCCGACCAGATACTCCAACAACTTCAGCGCGGCGATGTCCACGCTCAACATGACGCCGCAGGAGCAGAACCTCTACCAGCACCATCTGGACAATCTGAGTGGCGACGGGAAGGTCACTCAGCCGAACGGCGACATCTCCACGGTGCTTCAGGCTGTGGTCGGACATGACGGGCTGTTCTACAACATTCCCCTGGTGTGGGACGGCAAGACGCTGTCGCCGGACGACGCCGCGAAGCGCGCGGGCGCACAAGGGTGGCAGAACTGGCCAGCCTACGCCACCGCCGATGCGGCGGACGCACGCTACGCGCAGATGCACAATTTCATGGAGAAGGACACCGCCAACTTCATTCGCCAGCAGTCAGACTCAGCCCCCGCGGTCGCCGCGCTCCAACCCGCGGGCTACACGCCAGCGGCTGGTGGCTCCGTGCCGCCGCAACAGTCCGCCGCGACGATGCCAACATCGCCGCTCCATACCCCGCAGGCGTATGGTATGCTGGCGCAACGTTACGCGGAGAAGGAAGCGGAGGCAGCGCAGCGTTGGCCGGGCAACCTGGCAATGCAGCACCGCGCCATGGAAGCCGTGAAGCAGGACATGCAGTTCAATATCATGCTTCAGCAGCACTCAATCGCGGAAGCACAGAGGGCGCAGAAGGAGAATCTGGACACCGCGGCCAACGATGTGATTACGTCTTTGTATAGCAGTCTGGCATCAGGGTCGAACGCGCCACCCTTTGATGCGGGTAAAATGATCTTCAACAACCCAGCTCTGGCAGGGCCTGGCGGTGGCGAAGTGAAGAAAACGCTTACTGAGTTCGCAGAGCATCAGATGCAGCAAGCCGGGAAAGGGCCTTTGTATGGCTACTCCCCCGGCTTCACCAAAGCATACCACGACATTCTTGATCCCACATCACCGGACCACATCAACAATCTCGGCGATCTGGTGAAACGCGGCACGCCAAATGGCGGTGATCTTCCGTTGAATGAGATCAAAGAACTGTCCGGCATCTACACCGCATCGCATAAAGACCCTGACAAGCAATCATCCAACGTCATCGCGGACGGCTTACAACACTATGCTAAGGACCATCTGTTATTTCAGGGCGCGACGCCCTCAGACCAGCCGCTGCCTTATGGCATGGGTCTGCGTGATCCGGTCGGCGAAGACCTCTACAACTCCCAGTTCCTGCCAAAGTTCCGGCGCGGGCTTGACGCCGCGATGAATACGGGGGATCAGAGCAAGGTGGATGCTTATCTGAGCCGCGACAACGTCGATAAGATGCTCCAGGGTCTGCGCACTACGTCGCAGATGGCGAAAGACAGACTGGCGGCGCTCGGTGAAACATCCGCGACGCAGCCCGAGAAGCCAGGAACGCCGTTGCCGCCAGCACCGAAAGGCGCTACTCAGCACGGCTGGGAAGTTCTCATGGATCAACTACCTACATCCAACGGTAAAACATGGCAGCACTCTGCCTGGGCTGGCGTTCTTGGCCAGTTGCTCCAGGATGCCAACGATCCGAAAGAGCACGACGGCGCCATTCAGGACTTCAACGCGAAGTTTGGAAGGAACATGGGTCTGGATGCGCAGCACGTGATTGATACACTGCGCGGCACGGCGACGGCGGCGCAACCTGGAGCACCTAATGCGACGACAACCGCTGCTGCATCAGCGCGGGGCTACACCCCACGCGAGCCGATTAACCGGCCCACACGGCCTGACGCACCACTATGGTGAAGCCTTCCGCGGCGCGGTTGAGCAGTTCGGCGAAGAAGGTGCTGACATCTCTGGCGCTCCGGTCGAGGGCGCGCAACTGCCTAACATTACGTTGCCCTCTCTCCCTGACATTCCGAAGAAGGATGCCGCCGGACACCGCTACCATCACGAGAACAAGCCGTGAGTGATTCGTCGAGTGCCTCTCCTCCACGCACGAACAGATTCGATGCGTACGATCCCGCGATCAACGAAGTACCCGCGCCCGATTCACAGAGCACCACGCACGTCAACCGTTTCGATTCATTTCCAGATGTAGACCCCACATCGACATCCACCACAGGCGCCTTTGTCAGCCACGCCGTACGTGGGGTGCTTCCCACCATGGGTGGTATGGCGGCGGCGGGCGCCGGCGCGGAAGCAGGCGCCACGATCGGCGCGTTTGGCGGCCCTGTTGGTGCCACGGTCGGCGGTCTGATCGGCGGTATCGGCGGGTTTATCGCGGGATCGTACGCCACGGAAGGTGCGCAGGACTGGGCCGTGCATCAGGCGCCTGACTCCTGGCAGGACGCTCTCGGACAATCCGATCGCTATCAACGGCTTCAGGAAGAACAGCATCCTTACGCATCATTCATCGGCGGCCTGGTACCGTATGCTCTGACCATGAGTCCGGGCGCGATTACAGCGAAAGTCGCGAACCTTCCCGAAAACGCCACGACGTTTCAACGCATCATGGCGAACCCAGCCACCGGACGTATCTTTGGCGGCGCGGCGATGGGTGGAATGGAGCTGGGCCAGGAGGAGTGGAACGGAGAAACACCGAACTGGGCGAAGATCGGCGTGTCCACGGGCTTTGGACTCATCTTCAATAAGCCAACACGTCTCGGAGACTATCTGACCGGCACAGGTGCGGGTCTGTTCGGCGCTTACCGCGATATCGAAACCCATCCCACGGTCGCGCAGGCCGCGGATATGGGTGTGATGGGGCCTGGCATCACTGAATCGACATTCATGGGCGGCACGGAGCAAAGTGAGGCAAGCCGCGCCACCGCGCACACCATGGCGGCGAATGAGGATGCGTTGCTCGGCAAACCGCCGGAGCCAGACCTGGACCACCTCGCGCGCCGTATGAACCCAGAGGTGTTTCAGCGCAATGACGAGCTGCTCACCCAGCGTGATGACCTGATCGCGTTTATCCAGGAGCAGAGCAACCCGACCGAGGACACATTTAATGACTTGAACGCGCGTCAATACGCTGCGGAGGAAGCGCTCCGCAACGCCAACCCCAATGGCCCCGCCGCACGTGGCTTCAGAGCGGAACTGTCTTCGCTCGCGGAAGAGCGCGCGGAGATGGAGCGGCGTCAACAGGCGTGGGCTTCGGAGGAGCACGAAGACACGCCCGACATCGCTCTGGCGCGGCGGCATTTGCTCGACACGGAACACGCACTATGGGACCTGGCGCCGGAGATTCGTGCGGCGCGACGCCGGGCGGCGGATGCGGGCGGGCAGATAGAAGAAGCACCCCCAGAGGCAGAGGCGCCTCCTGCGCAGCAGGTTTCAGCGGAAGAAACTACTTCAGCAAACGCTGAAACAAATGCGCCGAGTGAAACTACCGCCCCAGCGGTTGACCCCAAAGCCGCGATCATCGCGGATCGCGTGCCGAAACTCGAAGCGGCGGGGATGCCGCACGATGAAGCAGTGGCAAACGCCACGATGGAAGCGCATTTCTACGAAACAATGTCACGGCGTTTCGAGGGCAAACTCGGGACGCCTGAAGATTTGTACCGGACGAACGCGGCGACTGTACGCGGCGCACCACGCGCATCGCGCGGACTGACCGATCCGGAAAAAACTTTGTCGGAACTCGACGCGCGCCGCGCGCCGGACGAAGACTACAAGAATATGCTGTCTACCGGCACGAAAGAGCCTTTGCGTCCCGGAGAAACCTGGCGGCAGCGCGCGGAACGCTTCGTCGAAAGCACGAAGCCGGTTGAAGAAGAACCCGCTGTCGCCACGACAGGTCCAGGCGAACGCCCCGTGATCCGCGACTTCGCCGCCATCGCGCGTGAAGAAGGCATCAACGCGGAAACGCCGAAAGGTGCGAAACGCGTCCGTGATATTCAGAACAAAGAGATGATCGCGCTCGCCGATTGGCAGGCAGAGCAGATGGCGGCGGCGAAGGGAGAGACTTCGACGTTGAGCCAGGAGATGCGTGGCCGCATCAACACGGGAAGTGCGGATGCCCGCGCCATCATCACGTTCTCGAAAGACGCAGACGCTTCTACCTTCATGCACGAGACCGCCCATCACTGGCTAGAGATGATGTTGCGGTGGTCGGAGCACCCCGACGCGCCGAACTCGCTCAGAGACGACGCCGATATCTTGCGGCAAGCATTGAAGGTGCAATCGAACGAAGACATCCTCTACAGCGGGAATGGGCGCAAGCAACTGAGAGTTCGCCGCAAAGCACACGAAACGTTCGCCACATGGGTTGAGCAATATCTGCGTGAGGGTGTGGCACCGTCCATAAGTCTGGCGCGCGTCTTTGAACAGTTCAAAGATTGGCTCACGAAAATCTACCAGTCCATAAAGAGCCTCGGCGTGCCGATCAGTGACAATATGAGGGGCGTCTTGGACCGTATGCTGGCCACGGAACCGAATCGCACCGTGCATGGCGAGACGCGCGAAACGCAGCCATCCCTCGCCGCCATCCACGAAGCGGATGCGAAAGAAACACCGCCGCAGCAAGCTGAAGCGGTCGCGGATCGCATCGCGGCGGAACGCACCACTCAAATCGCGGCCATGCCGCCGGAGATCGCCGATGAACTCGCAAGATCAGCAGGAGCCGCTGAATCCACAACAGAAACTGGCACTGGCGCAGCAGGAAGCGGAGCAGTGGCAGAAGGCGGCGAGCAACCCGGCGCTCAGTCCACAGGCGGCGCAGGTAGCGCGGAACGCGGCGCGGTCGGCCCGAGCGGAAGTGAAGCTCCGGCAAAAGGGCCTGGCGTATCAGGCCGAGCAGCAGGACCAGAGCGCCGACCCAATGCTGGAGCGGGTACTGGGCCTGAACAGCTCGCCCCCACTCCAGCCGATGTCATCCAGCCCACTGAGTCCATCCTCGTCGGCAAAGACGGCAACGTAAGAGCGGAGAACATTACATCCGTTCAGGACTTCATCAACGCCATCAATGAATCCGCCGAGGTCGTGGGAGGGAGTGGCCCCGCCACCATGGGCGACATGCTAAAGAACGCTGACACGTTCTACATCGACCCGAAGACCATCGACATCAACAAACTGAATACGATCTTCGGCGGCATGTACAAAATGGAAGCGAAAGTCCAGGCATTGCGTCGCGCGGTCAGGGCTCAGGCCGAAACGGTTTCCAATCTATGGAAAGAAGTGCGCGACACGGACAGCGATGAAGCCGCGGTGAAATCGTCCATGGAAACGATTCGTTTCGACATGATGTATTCAGTACTATCCGGCGTCACCACGGCGAGCGGCCGTACGACAGGTATGGCCTTCCGCAACATGGAGGGCTGGGATAAAGTCAAAGACATAAACAAACTCCTCACCGACAACACGGGACGCAGCTTGTTCCAGACCAAGATGATCGCACGTTTGGGTGCGAATTTGGACACGCCGGGCAAAATCGCGCAGTTCATCAAATCGTCGAACAACCGAAACTTCGGCACCATGCTCATGGAGTACTGGATCAACGGCCTGATCTCGGGCACCGCGACCCACACCACCTACGTCATCGGCAACGCTATTCTGGCATCGTTGAAGGCCGGTCCTGAGACAGGCGTTGCATGGGCGCTGGGCGCGATTAAATCAGGTGCCGGTCGTGAAGGTACCCGTGTCAGACTTGGCGAAGTCGGCGCGCAGTTCAGTGCCGCCGTGCGAGAGGCGCCGGCCGCCGCGCAGGCGGTTCTGGAAGCCTATAAGACCGGCGCCACGACCCTTCTGCCCGGCGAAGATGCCCGCACACTGCTACGCGGCGTCAGTGGAGAACCGAACCTCGTCACCCCGCGCAGCATGACCAACGCGCCCGTGACCTGGCATGAAGTCGGCGCGGATATTTACGGCATGGTGCAGGGTATGCGCGATGGTCTGGTGGCGACGGGAGAACTCATTAAAGCAGGCGGCACGGAGGGCGCACCTACGATCGGCCCCGTCTACAGCCTGACGGGTAAAATCCCGGACATCGCCTATAAAGGTGCGACGGTCCTTCCTCTCGGCACTCTGGCGCGGTTGCCGAGCCGCAACGTCGCGGCGATTCATAGCGGCTTCCGCGCCGTGAACTACTCCATGGAGATCAACGCGCTGGCCTATCGTCAGGCGGCGGATGAGGGCCTCGCGGGTGCCGCCCTCAGCGCGCGGGTCGCCGATCTACGCCAGAACCCGACACAGGAGATGATGGAGGGCGCTGTCGCGAAGTCCACGGACCTCACTCTCATGGGGCAAGGCGGCAAACTCACACAGCAAATCTCAAAGTTCTTCAACGAGAATTATAATGTGCCCGGCATAGGCGAGGTGCCGATCCTGAAGTTCATCAACCCGTTCGCTCATATCGCTGGCAACATCATGAACCAGGCCCTCATACAGCGCACGGCGCTCGGTTTCCTGTCGCGCCAGGTAAGAGAGGACCTGATGGGGCTGCACGGCAACGTCGCGCAGGATATGGCGCAGGCGAAGATGGTTGTCGGCACCACACTCGCTATCACCTTCGGCGGTCTGGCGGCCGAGGGCCTCGTGTCGGGGTCCGGCCCGGTCGATCCCGCCAAACGCGCGGTGTGGTACGAGAATGGCTATATGCCGCACAGTGTGAGAATCGGCGATCTGAACTACGACATTCACCGTCTGGGGCCACTGGGTATGCTGCTGAGCATTTCCGCCGACTTCTACGATGTGTCGCATAATATCAGCGAAGCAGATGGGACCGGCGCCGCGGGTGCGATCATGCACGCCTTCACGCAGAACATTCTGGATGAGAGTTTCATGCGCGGGCCAGCGGACCTCATCCGGGCGGTCACGGAGTCCGATCGCTACGGTGCATCCTACGTGCGTAACTTTTTGTCTTCTTTCATGCCTTACTCGGTGGGTATGGCGCAGGCGGCACGTGCCACGGACCCCTACACGCGCCAGGCGCGGGACCTTTTGGATACCATTCGCGCCCATACGCCGGGACTATCTGAAGACTTGTATGCGCGCCGCGATATCTGGGGCGAAATGTCGCCCAGCCGCGACGCTCTGATCTCGCCCGGTCTGACCGCCATCTACGTCAACAGAATCAGCCATGACCCGGTCAATCAGGCGCTGCTCAATCTCGGCATCGGTGTGGCGCAACCAAAGCGCGAAATTCGCAACGTGCCGCTCACCGATCAGCAGTACGACGACTTCAGCCGGATCGCCGGACGCATGCTGAAAATGCGGCTCGATACAATCGTCAACTCGCCGCAATTCCAATCGTGGTCGAACGGCGAGAAGCACTATGTCATAGAAGAAACGCTCCGCCAGACCAGGGAGGTAGCCGGCGGCATCGTCATGATGCAGAACCCGGGGATACCCCAGACGGCCACGCAAAATCGGAAGAACCGGTTCACGGCTGAGCCGGCGCCCATTCACTGACCCCTTGCGCCTCCAAAGCCGCTCAGAATAGACTGCCTCCCGGCACCTCGGCGCAACGTCGCTGACAGGGCACTGGTCCCGGCATCCTTTATTGGCGGCCGTGCACCCTCTATGTCCGACACTCAGACCCAGCGCAGACCAGGACGGGCGCCGCACCCAGCGCCGCCACGTCCCAAGCAGCCGCGCCGTCCGCGTGTCAGCTCCGCCGCGCCGCCACGCGGCATTCAGCACAAGGCCCGGGCCGGTCTGCTCGGCCCTAAAACGTCGCTGGCCTATCCGAAACGGCCGCGCGCATGACGATCGGCACGACATCCAGCTCGATAACGGTAGACGGCAACGGCGTCACGACGGTCTTCGCCTATAATTTCCTCATCCCGGCCATGTCGGACGCTGTTGTCACCTATACGTCTGCCACGGGCGTCCAGACGGTCCTCCTACCCACCCAGTATACGATTTCCGGGATCGGTAGCCCTCTGGGCGGGGCGGTCACCTACCCCCTTACAGGTTCGCCCATCGCGTCAGGCACGCTGCTCACGATTGAACGTGTCCTGCCGCTCATTCAGACAACCAGTATCTCCAACCAGGGACCGACGTTCCAGGCGATCGAGAGTGCGCTCGACTATCTGACGATGCTGATCCAGCAGGGCAATGACGAGGGTTCCAGAGCCATCGTCGTCAACCCGGCCGATCCGCCGTTTCCAACCCCGCTCCCGGTCGCCAGTGCCCGCGCCAGCCAGTTCCTCTACTTCGACGCGACGGGTCAACCCACGACCGCCGCGGCCGTCGGCGGGTCTGTCGTGGTGTCCTCCGCCATGGTGCCAGTGGTGGGGGCGTCCACCACCGCTACCGCCTTGTCGTTGCTGGGTGGCGCACCGTTGAGCAGTGTGGTCGCGCCCGGCCGCGTCGTCATGTTCCGCTCGCCCTCCAGCGCGGCGTGGGTCGTAGTCACCGAGACCGGCGCCCTTCTCAGCCTCGCCGGCACCACGACGCAGGGTCTTCAGGAAGCGATCACCTACACGCAGGCCAATGGCCTTTCCCTGAAAGTTCTGGGCGGCTCCATCACCAGTGGTGGCACCGTGGACTATCCGCGCATCACCTGCACCACGACATTGGCGATCCCCACCGCGGACCAGGCGAGCTATGATCTTGACGGGGTGACGCTTCTGCTCAATCCGTCGAACCCGGCCAATAACGGCATGACGTTCGATTCGTTCGACATGCTGAACTTCACATTCAAAGGCGGCCAGATCCTTTATACCGGCACGGCATCCGCGATTTACGTCATTCCGACGAACAACAACGGCGAATCGTTCATCGGTGGCACATCCAGCTTGTTTGACATTGGCAGTATCGTCTGTGTCGTGAGTGGCTCCAATCTCGCGGTGGACAGCAGCAAAGGTATCTGTCTGCGAATCAGCGCCGCTAATGGCGTTATCGTCAACACGAAGTTTTTTATTGGAGAGTGCAACGGCGGTCTCGTCGGAATTCAGGTCGATGATCCATCGGCGGGTAAATACTTTAGTGCGAACGAGATCGATGCTCCTGCTGTTCACGCACAATCTTCCGCGGCGGTTACGGTTGGCACAACGCCTGGGTCGGCCCTGATATATGGCAACCAGTGGCGCCTCAATGTCACACCCAGCGGCGGCAGTTCCGTGGGTTTGTCTACCTGGGGACAGAAGGACAGTTTCATCGTCAGTGTTGGCGGCGGCAACACCGGTATTCTTCTCCAATCCACCGCGGCGGCGAACTCTTTCATCGTGGTCTATAACAACGCCACCACTCCCGTGGACGACGCTTCCACCACTCAGGACAATGCGGGCGTCTATGGCGACTGGTACCCGGCGGCGTCGGTCAATCTGGGCGGT